CGGCTGGATCACAAACGGTAATAACGTTTGATACAAAAGCTATTGATGTATTATACGCGCCTGGAGACGTACTACACGCTTCTGATGATGCTGTACTTGGTACTGTAAAAACAATTGACTTAACAACACAATTAACTTTAACTAAAGCAAATGAAGATGCTATTGAAAATAACGATATAATATATAATGTTAGCCCGATAACATTGGTAATGTCGTTTGAGTCTTGGGGAGGTTAAAATAAATTAAATTAAATTAAATTAAATATAATGGGAAAAAAAGAAGAGTTGGTTGACTTAAAACCAAAAGCGGATAAAATATCTGCTGAGCATTTGAAAGAAATGCAAGACGTAATAAATGTAATAAATAATATACAGTTTAATATAGGTAAAATCGAAGGCCAAAAGCATACACTGCTTCATGATCTAGGTATATCACAAAAAAAAGTTTTAGACTTACAAGGTGTGTTTTCCAAAGAGTATGGTTCGTTTGATATAAATATAACAGACGGTACTATAAATTGGCCTAAAGATGAAAAATAATATTATAAGAAAAATTACTATAGGTAAAGACTATAAAAACGACTCAATGCACTATTCAGTTGGGCAAGAGGTTTATGGTGGTCATAAAATTTGTGACGTGATTGAAGAAGAAGATAAGTACTGTGTTTATATAAAGAAAGGTGAAGTGGTTATACCATGGAAAGATTTTAATAAAAACATGGCTATATCGGTTGAGTATAATTTAGAATACTAATGAAAGCTTATAAAGATTTTATTATATCTCCAATAGGTGAAAGATATAATAACTCTACAAAAGTTGGTGATAAAGAGTTAATAATTAATACTGAAATATTTAATCATCAATACGTAAATAGATTAGCAAAAGTAATAGAAGTTCCTATATTATTTAACACACCAGTAAGAAAAGATGATGAAATAATAGTTCATCATAATGTGTTTAGAAGATGGAATGATATTAAGGGTAGAGAAAAAAATAGTAGATCTTATTGGAAAGACAATAAATATATTATATCACCAGATCAAATTTATCTTTATAAAAAAGACAACTGGATGGCTATGCCAGGTTATAGCTTTATAAAACCTTTAAAAGCAGTCGATAAGTTTAACGTAGAAACAGAAAGGCCTTTAATTGGTATAATTAAATATAGTGATGGAACTTATAATAAAGAAGAGTTAGTAGGCTTTAGACCTAATAGTGAATATGAGTTTATTATCGAAGGCCAAAGGTTATACAGAGTTTTAAACAATTTTATTACAATTAAATATGAATATCAAGGACACGAAGAAGAATATAATCCAAGCTGGGCACATAGCGGTTGAAGAATTAATTAAGGTAGCTAAAGAAGCTATTGTTGATTCAGGTGATGACGTTTCAGCTGATAGATTAAAAAATGCAGCAGCAACTAAAAAGCTAGCTATATTCGATGCATTTGAAATATTAAACAGAATCCACGAAGAAGAAAATATGTTAGAGGGGAAG